AAAAGAAAACCGCTAAAACAAATAAATTTGATGGACGTCCTTTTCTAGGACTTCCGGCATGGTTTAAAGGCTTTAAATCTAATTGATTATAGGTTAAATGTAGTATATTTTACTTTAAGAGAGTTATATGCTTCATAAAATTACATTAAAACCAGGATTAGATAAACAATCATCCGATACAGGGGCCGAAGGAAAATGGGTTAACGCCGATTATGTCCGTTTTAGATACGGTTATCCAGAAAAAATAGGAGGATGGCAACAACTGGTTAGTACTTATCTTGTTGGAGCGGGCCGTGATCAACACACCTGGGTTGATTTAGCAGGTAATAAGTATGCCGCTATCGGTACTAATAAATGTCTTTATATTTATTTTGAAGGTGCAGTTTATGATATTACTCCTTTAGATACAGCTCGTGAACAAGCATCCGCTACCTTTACTTTTGATGGAACAACCACGGTTACCATTACAACATCCACGACCCACGGAGCAGAGGCTGGGGATATTATTTTATTAGACGCTGTCACATTACCTGGAGGAACAGGGCTCACAGACGCAGACTTTGAAGATAAACTTTTTGAAGTTCAAAGTGTTCCTAGTGCTACTTCTTTTACTATCCTCAGTAGTTCTTCTGGGTCTACAGCAACGGGTGGAAGCACTACAGTTAAATTCTATTATATCATTGGTCCCGTTAAACAAACCTATGGGTATGGTTGGGGTACTAATACTTGGTCTGGTCAAAATAACCCTGTTACTAGCAATACTTTAAATGGTTCATTAGGCAATGATAGTTTCGGAACGGGTGGATCTCCTTCAACCATTGTTACTCTTACAGACACTACAGGCTTCACTGCTTCAGGGAAAATTTTAGTTGATAGTGAGCTTATTACCTATACAGGAATTACAGGTAATAACTTAACAGGGATTACCCGGGGAACGAATGGAACCCCTACCGCATCCCATAGTAATGGAGCAACGGTTTATGATGCAAGTACTTGGGTAGGATGGGGCAGTGCTAGTACTTCATCAAATATTGTAATCGAACCTGGTCAATGGAGACTTATTAACTATGGTGAAAATTTAATCGCCCTTATTCATAATAAAAGAATGTTTCAATGGGAACCTTCTATTCCTAATCTACAAGTAAGAGCCGTAGCTATCACAGGGACTGAAGTTCCTACGGAATCACGAGATCTCGTATTATCTACACCCGATCGTCATTTAGTTGCAATCGGAACAGAACTTACATTACAAGGAGGAGACCAAGATAACATGTTTGTTAGATGGTCTGATCAAAATTCTACTACCTCATGGACTCCAACTAAAAATAATACAGCCGGTAGTCAAAAACTTTCAGATGGATCTAAATTAATGGGAGGTATTGTAGGAAAAACCGCAGTATATTTATGGTCCGATACAGCTATGTATACCATGAAATTTATTGGACCTCCTCTTACCTTTGGTTTCCAACAAGTAGGAACTAACTGTGGGATGTCGAGTCAGCATGCTGCTGCAGAAGTAGACGGTATTGCTTACTGGATGGGTCCTACAGGATTTTATAGATTTAATGGTGGCCGCGTAGAATTAATGCAATGTTTAGTTGAAGATTATGTTTTTGAAGATATTAATTCTAATGCTAATCAACAAATTCACGTAGCTGTTAATGCTTTATTCGGAGAGATTACTTGGTTCTATCCGAGCTCTGGCTCAGATTATATTGATCGTTCAGTCACGTTTAATTATTTAGATTCAAGACCCGATCTATTAATATGGACTACTTCTTCATTAGCTCGTACAACATGGACGATTGAGGGAGTATTTAGTAAACCATATGCCACTCAATATAGTACAAGTACAGCACCTACAATACCAACCATCCTAGGAATTTCCAATGGTGCAAGTTATTATTGGGTACATGAAACAGGAAATAATGAATTATTATTTGATGGAACTAAAAATGCTATTGCAGCTTTCATAGAATCTGGAGATTATGATATTAATCGTGAGGAAGGTCTTCAAGGTCAAGGGGAATATATGATGAGGATATCTAGAATTATTCCAGATTTTGGATCTCAAACAGGGGACGCTAAAGTTTATTTAAACTCTAAATCCTTTCCAAGTAGTACAGCGGTATCTACTTCCTATAATATAACAACTGCTACTACTCAAGTTAATACTCGTAAACGAGCTAGACAGATTGCAATCAAAATAGGAAATATTAGCACTGATCAAACTTGGAGAGTGGGAACCTTTAGATTAGATATTCATGCAGGAGGTAGAAGATAGGTAATTTTTTTGCGCTTCATGCGTATATCCTATATTTTAAAGGAGTAAAATGGCAAAGATAGCAGAAGTTATAGCTGATGTATTAGGACCTGATTTTGATCGAGAAAATGTTCAAAATTTAGCAGACAATGTAGGATCCGTTGTTCAAAAGCTTAATACAACTTATCAGCAACAACTTATAGATGAAATAGAGGCCTTTACTTTATTCGCCTTTACTTTATTCATGAATTAAAGTACAAAAAGGAAAAGAAGAAATGGCTAATAAATATAAAATTAATATAGTTCCTATAGCAACCACGGCTATTACAACTGTTTATACATGTCCGGCAGAAAATGTAGCGTTAGTTAAATCTATTTCGGCATATAATACTCATGCGAGTGCTGCAGCTGATTGGGTTTTAAAAGTATATGATAATAGTTCCACTACTGCTTATGTTTTTAGAGGCATAACTTCTGTGGCTGCCGTTACTACAAAAGAATTTCTTGAAGGAGATCAAAGTACCCTTTTAGTTTTAGAAGAATCGGACGCTTTACATTTTTCAACAACCGTAACATCCGCTAATGTTTTTGTTAGCGTATTAGAACAGGATAGAACATAATGACATTTGAAGAAAAAGGAGAATTTTTAGGACACGTAATGATAGACGGAAAAAAAGTTCCTAAGTATAGAGGTAAAACAATCGTTAAATTATATAACACTCAAACTAATAAAGAATATAATTCAGATAAAGAAGCTGATGATGATGTAGCGAACCCTAGCACAGCTACTCAGAAAGAACACATACGGAGAGACGTTACTATTATTGCCCCTATGGTTGATTTAGTTGGGGGAACGGTAAAGAATCCAGATGGATCCTAAAGGTGGAACTGAAATTCAACTTGAAGAACTTACTAAGAGGTTGCCCAAACATTATTGGAATAAAATCTCTATTACTACTTCGGTACCTGAAAAGACTCAACTTGATCCTGCGAGATTAAATATTTTATGGCAAAAAAATTCTTATGATCAACCCAACCTCCGCCCTTGGTTTCTCCAAAAAGAGAACCATGTTAAATACGATTGGTATGTTTTTAATTCTCATTGGAGTTATGAAAAGTATAGGATTCATTTTGATATTCCTACTGAGCGTTGTACTATTATTAAAAACGCCCTGCCCAAATTTAAATGGCAGCCCAAAAAATATTACAAAGAAGGTGAAACTTTAAAACTTATCCATCAGTGTACTCCGTGGAGAGGTTTAAATGTTTTACTTGCAGCAATGCATTTCTTAGAAGATGAAGATATCACTCTGGATGTCTATAGTTCTACTCAACTATATGGAGATCAATTCAAAAAAGAGAATGATAAATATTATCAACCTATGTATGAGCATGCAAAATCAATGAAGAATGTAAATTATAAAGGCTATGTTCCTCAACCAGAACTTTTTCAAGCCCTGCAGGATAGTCATGTATTTGCTTATCCTTCTATATGGGAAGAGACTTCGTGTAATTCTGCCATAGAAGCTATGGCTGCAGGCAATGCCGCTTTAGTTACAAACTTTGGAGCGTTATTTGAAACCTGTAATGACTATGGATTTTATGTAAATTATAATACTAGCCCTAAAAATTTAGCAATAGAGTATGCACAAAATGTTAAATACTTAAAAAGAATTTTACCTCAAAAAATAATTATAAATAGATTAGAAAATCAAAGACAACATTTCTTACATTTTTATGATTGGGATCAAAGAATTAGAGAATGGACAGCCTTCCTCAATAATGCTTTACAACAAAAAGGAATTCCTCATGAAGATGGAAATAAATGACAGCATCTTAACCGATGATAAGTTTAAATTAGAGAATACACTTTATCAACAGAACACCATAGATGGGAATCAATTAATTGATACCCATCTACCTCCCTATATTGAAAATACTTTATTTGTAGCTACTCCTAATATGGGAGAGATTAAATTAAGCTGTGTCAAATCCTTATTAGAATTACAAAGCCTTTGTTTAGCTAAAGAAATTAGACCTCAGTTTCATATGGTAAGATCTTCAATTGTAACCACAGGTAGAAACATGTGTGTTCAAGCATTCTTAAAATCTAAATGCTCTCATATGTTATTCATTGATTCAGATATTGAATTCGATGCTACTTCTATCTTAATGATGATGAAAGCAGACAAGGATATTGTACTCACTCCTTATCCTATGAAAGCGGTTAACTGGGATAAAGCAAGAGAAGTGGCCAAGAAAAGTGGCAGACCTATTGAGACCTGTCCTTATTATTATTGCATGGAATTTAAAGATAAAAATAATATTGAAAGTAGAGACGGGTTAATTGAAATTGTTAAAGGACCTGCGGGTTGTATGCTGATGAAGAAAGAAGTATTCGATAAGATGATTAAAGCCTATCCTAAGATGAAGATCAAACAAAAGCATCTGGTAAATGGAATCCTGGGAGGAACGGAAGAGATGTGGAATTTTTTTGATACTCAATTCGATGAAGAAACAGGAGACTTTATGGGAGAAGACTATGCCTTCTGCAAACGTTGGACTAACATCGGAGGAAAGATCTACGCCAATGTTGATGCCTACATTACTCACCATGGTGACTTCGCGTACCGTGGAAGATTCATTGACGAAGGTAAAAAAATTAAGTAATATAGTAAACTAGGGATTTCAGGACTTCCCTTCAACCTGCTTTTACAAACAATTAAGGAAAAATTATGGGATTCTTATCCGACATTACAAAACCGTTTAAAAAGATATTAAAAAGTCCACTAGGTAAAGCAGCACTTTTAGCTGGTCTTGGTTATTTAGGGTATACAAAAATGGGACCTGGTACCAAATTCGGTAGCTGGTTTGGAGGTTTAAAACCTTGGCAACAAGCTTTAACAGTAGGTGCTGGTACCTCTGCCGCTGGTGCTATAGCTGGGGGAGTTGAGGATGACGATAAACCTGAAATAGATACTTCAGGTCACGAAGGTTATTTAAATTCAAGAAAAATGTTTGTAGATGAATGGACTCAATGGCTCATGGATCAAGATGACACTCTTTCTTATGAAGACGCTCACGCTCAGGCTTCCGATCCTTTGTTTAATAAAGCTCAAGGCGGACTTATAAGTCTGGCTCAAGGTGGAAGGATTGGAATGGCTAAAGGTGATTGGAGTCCTGGTGTAGCTGCTGAAGAAAGAGCGGCCGCTAAAGCTGTCTCTAAAGCTGTCGCGGCTACTATGCACGGAAGTGGAAAGCCTGGAATGATATCTACTCCACAACAACAAGCAGAACAGTTTGCAAGTAGACCAGTACCCCAAGGTCATGCAAATGAAGGTTGGCAAACTTATGCACCCTCAGCTTTAAAAACTCCTGCGCCTCGTAGCATACCTAGAGGTGAAAAATTAAACACTTTCTTCAATAAAGCAATGCCAAAACTAAGATTAAAATATAATATTAATGCTAGAAGTAACTGGATCAATGAAAATAGAGCTGCATTGCTTGCATCAGGTTTAATAGAAGATGAAGGAGAAGTTTATGGAGTAAACCGCCTTCAAGATTGGAACTGGACAGGACCTGGAGAGCTTGAGTCTATGGCAGCTTTAGGTTCGCTTCAAGAGGCTGGATATAGAGGTGGATTAGGTCCTACAAAAACAGAAGGCGATGGTCCTCAAGAAGACTGGCAAAGAGCAGGTTATTCTAGTTACGCAGCTTGGTTAGCGGCACAAGGTGGCGGTGGAGGTGGTGGCGCAGGAACTGATACAGCAGGCTACTATGGATATAAGGAATGGGAAGATTGGGAAGGAGATCCAACGACTCCGTTGTTCGACGATGCTACTAAGTACAAAGGATTACTCAGCAAGGGTGGCAGAATTGGGTTGTACGCAGGAGGAATGGGTGGTATGAGTAACTCTATGAATCCTATGATGAATCAAGGCCTAGGGGCAGTAGGCCCTCGGGGCATGAACCCTTACAACCAACAGAATTTAATGCAACAAGCGAGTGGAATGCCTGGAGGAAGACCACCGATGCCTGGAGGACCAACCACGGCCCAAGGACCAGGGATAACTTCAGCAAGATTACCAAAACAAACTGAAGACAATGAATTATTAGAGCTAATTAGAATGTTAGCTTCCATGGGAATACCTATGGAACAACTGCGAGGAAGAACTAAAGAAGAGCTAGTTGAAATGGTGATGTCTCTTTCTTCCAAGGCTCAAGCTCAAGGTGGAGGAGAAGAAGTTGTGGAAGAGTCAGAAGAAGTAGTTGAAGCAGCTCACGGTGGAAGAATTCGTGCAGCGTATGGCTACCCTAATCCAGATAAAGAATTTATAAGTGAAACACAATTAGAAGAAAATTACCCAGGTCTCGCACGAGGAGAATTAGGAGAAGTAATAGAAGAAGAAGATGAAGAAGAAATTTATATACCAAGAGCACAAGGTGGAAGAATTGGATTACAGCCTGGTGGTCCTCCTGGACAACCAGAAAAAGGTCGACATTATGGATATGGAGATCCTGATAGACCGTGGGGAGGTCCAGGTTCAGGTGGTGGAGGAGGCAATGATGGTGCTTCAAGTTTACCGGGAAGATCTTCAACACCGTCATTTATTCCTAATATAGATATTAGAACAATTAAAGAATCGATTCCAGAAATTGATCCTGCGTGGTTAGCACAGCAGAATGACGACAATGACATTAGTAATTTATATGCTGAAGTTATGCAAAAAGATATTGATGCTTCTAGAATGAGAGGTTTTTCAAAAATGGATTACCCGTCATATGTAGAGCAAATGGATGAGTATCACGGTGGAACTAAAACAACTCCTTTTGAATTTAAAGGATTACAATCAGGAACTATTACAGAACCTGGAACTTATTTGCCAACCGCAAAAGGTGGTTTAATGAGAACTAGATACGCCATGGGTACCCCACAACCTATAATTCCATCGAGAGATGGGCCTCAATTAGATTACAGAGGTATTGGTGGCTATCAAACCCAAGGAGCTAAAGAGAAAAAAGATGACGTGAGAGCGTTGTTGGCTCAGGGAGAATTTGTTGTCACTTCTGATGCTGTTAAATGCATT